TTGATTTACCTTGATTTGCCTTGATTTGCCTTGATTTGCCTTGATTTACCTTGATTTACCTTGTCCGGAGGTGTCCCCTCCCGCAAAACAAACCAACCCCACCAACTCCCAGCATAAAACCCGAGACATTCCTCCCGATTGTTCCACGTGGAACGCCCGTTCAGTCTAGGATGTCGAGATCCTTGTTCTTGATTGCCTTATATATCTGCTTTATGCAATGTATTGATAATAAAGCCAATAAAAGAACTATGATTAAAGGCAGGGCGTCGCCCGTAGCTATAACATACCGCCCCAACTCAAACGCCATGTAACCACAAAACAAGGTAAGTACGAAATATATAAATATACCCATAAAAATATACAATAAGTATCCGTAACTTAGAAACAATACCCAAATAATATAATTAATTGAGTATCAACAATATAATATATATCAAGCCTTAGAGCTACCTCTAAGGAAAGATAAGCCCAGATATAGATAAAAAATATACAATAAGTACCGCCTATTATATACCTTTTAGGATCGATTCACACACGAAACCATACATAAGGGCACAATATACCCGCCTGCATGGATATAAATATATACAGAATGATACATAATAAAGCATTTTACTTACACATTTTAGATCAGGGCTTAAAATTTACCGCCTTAACACTTTTATGTGTAAGCAAAACATATGAATATGCTATCATTCTGTAAAATATAGGCACAAAAAAGCCCTTCCGTCTTATATCACTACAATACGGAAGGGCAAAACTTTAAAATCAAATAAAAACAAACGACTACTGTCTCAATTTGTTTGCCATGTAACTAACACGCTTCCGCCTGCACTTATCCGACTCCCTGCTACAATCTAATTTATTAGAATTGTATAGTTCTTTGGTAAGTTCAACGTAAAATTCCATTTGGGCTTTTTTGATGGACTTTAAAGCCTTTTCTTTTTGAATGGATAATTTCTTATTCAAATTATCAAACTTTTTTTTGTACATAATCTATTCTTTTTTAATGGCACCAATAAGAAACGGGAGACCGGGGACGACACGGCCGGCGTTATCGATATAACCAGCCGAACGCCCGCACGCCCCCCCCTATTTTCTTTGGTTTCGTCCCTTTGCCGACAACGAAGCCGACCAAATACGCACATACGTTGTCCGTGATACGTATCGACAAGGCGCACTTTGTCCGTCAATTTAACCGCACAAAATACCCTTGTAAGGGTTGTTATTTTGCTACTACATATAGCGCATAAGTATTTAAGCCACCTTAAACGCTATTGTTTTGATACATTAGCACGGTTATAACTCCGTTATGCACTCCATACGTGTTACTCTAGCAACGTATGGACATACGCCCTATACATGCGTATATACACCAACGTACCCCGTGATTTTACACGGCCTACTAGGTTACCTAGTGTACTTACCGGATTGATATAAACCTAAAGATAATGGTACTATCATAGACTATAATAGTACCTAAACCACATTGTTAAGCGGCGGCCTATCTACTGCAAGTTCTCGATACCCTAACAACCAGCAATATGTTTATATCAAAATATCAAATATCGTACCTATTTAGTCTAAATCAGTAGCGCGACGGGAACGCATAGGTGTGCTACCATAACGCCCCTATACATAAATGATATAGGGGCTAATTATTTGTTATCTTTCATTTTTTGGGTGTGTCAAATAGTAGGCGACACACTTTGCAATAAGATTAAATGTATACCGTTTGATAGGTACGGCGCACTTTATAATACGTTTGTCTGCTCCGTTAAACGTTTCGTAATATATACCAAAATCACACGCTATAGGCTCATTATATCCAAAGCGTTTATGAGACGATCCTAGTATCGCTATATCCTCTATTTCGTTCATTTTAAGCTTTTTGTTTTTATCCTTATCGTTTTTATCATAGTATTCACGTTCTACTTCTTTGTAGGCGCAAAAGGTATTGTTAACTCGTGGTAATATGTCTTTGCAAAGTTGTATTACCGTCTCCTTATCTTTTGCCAAAGCAACCAAAGCCGGTACTATAGCTTTGTCTACTTTTATATCATTATCTTTCAAAATCTCGTTGATTTCTTTACCAGATTTAAAAAGCTGACACCAGGCTTTTACTGCACCAGTTAGTGTTTTTTCACTTGCTTTCTTAACTTCATTTTGGACTTTGTTAATATCTTTACTTGTCATAATGTTTTGCCCATACCTTTGGGACTTGTATTGGTATCTGGTACACCTTGTTTATTAATGCTGTTATCTTACAGAAGCAAATATACTGCGTATTTTATTGTCAAACAAATATTTTGCAATAAAAATTCGACGATTATATGTAATAAATCTAATCAAATGTAAACGTATATTAAAATATTGATTTATATGATTGATAATCAACAAGTTAAATACAAAATAAGCATTCCTTTTTCGGCTCGTTGATCGTTGCCGTTCCTATTTTTTGATTTCTGAGGGTTGGGGGGGGTGACCCTAAAAACGGCAGACCGGCCGGGCCGATTTCGGGGAGGTGGTCCGTCCCGCACCCCATATCCAATAAAAGGCAACCATCTCCCAATAGGGTATCTTCTCAAACCCATTTAATAGATATAATTATAATTGTATTATATTTAGGGCGTAAATAAAAACATGAATAAGATTATGAGTTTAATGATAGAGTACATAGAAAAAGAAGGGGGGGGGGGTAAAATATGTTTAGAAGAAGATGGTTTTCATCCCCAAAAACAGAGAGGAGATATTTCTTCTCCACCAACCAAGGATCATGCGACATTTATGCGGATGGCGTATATGTAGGGAGATATATTGGCACGGGTATCACGGAGTTCACGTACTCAACGAGCAGGAATTATATAAATATAAGTTTGGTAGGTATCAGCCTACCGGATCAAGTCTATAATTATACGAATGGTATAATCACCGATTCGTTGGCTATTTATCAGGGTTCTACTACCGATGCCAAATATACCGCCATATTCGACGCTGAGATATATGAGACTATTCCTGTCACTAACGCTAGGGTACAATCAACGATGACCGATATAGTCATGAATTACAAGCTTGGGGATTTTGTGTCCACGTCAAAGAAGGAGTTAATCAATAGCGGGATTAAGGTATATCCAGGATACGATGGATTTTATCGAATTATCCAAGGAGCGTATATAATTCCGATAATAAATACTACATATAAAATATATGTGAACTTCTTCACCCCCACATGGGAAGGTCATTCGGAAAGTCGAACACTTATGGGGTATGGTTATATCTATGGGTCTACTCCGGCTTCTCCTCCATCTCAATCATCTACTTACGTGACGGTTACTAACAACAGGCAGAATGCGGTAAGGGTTCTTATTCTTACGTCTCTTAACGTGACCGACATACAATCCCTTATAAATCGATATGGAACGACAGTAGTGAGATCTAGCAAGATATATGAGTATTATGATACAGCTAACAATATAATGACAGGGTTCGTGGAGGACAAATTGCCCGGTCAAGCCTATTACGCCTATATGCTGGATAATGAGTTGCGTACTGGTGTAGGGGACTTTACGATAGTATAACGATATTATCACCACATGGATGACGGTACCGGCCAAACGGGAAGGGGGATGCCCGATCCTCGTAGGGTTGGTTCCGTCACCCTCACTCCGCCCCTTTCGTTGGTTCCCTCCCATTATCTTCTTACGTCTCATTCTATCGACACAACCCATCTCCTATCCCCACTTCCAGCGTCTCATTTACTTTATTATATTTGCGATATAATTAAAACATAACATATTATGAATAAAAAAATAAATACATGGGGGGGGTATTTTAACCCTCAGATAAGGAGGGGGTATGTTTAGGCGCAGGACTTCTTCTACCGGTAAGATCCACTACCGTGTTAATATAAACAAGAATATGTGTCTTGGCGTTGTAGATATATATATTGATGGGAAGCCATATCAACCTGGTTTTAACGGATCTTATCTTGATATATATCGCGATAAGAAGATAAAAACTATAAGCATAAGTGGCCAGATATCATATCTAAATCCGAAAAATGAGTACAATGTTATTTTGGGCATAAGTGGAGGTATTATAGAGGGAGCCCTTACGTATCAATATAATTCGGGTATGCATTGCGAGTTGGCTAATAAGGTGATATACGGGAATAGGATAACTAATTTTGTTCCTGTAACGGTGATAAAAGATCCTGGGAAGATTATTAATTTCACTTACAGATCTGAATTACAGACTCAGGTTTTAGATGAAAGTTATGTAAGTTGGGATGGTGATTATGTATTAAACGATAATTGTATAGTAACTGATCTTTGTTCGGGATGTGAATCTTATGCCTATGGGAAAAGTTCTCATGGTAACTATCGAGTAACGGTAAGGATAGTGTAGTACCAAGGGAAGGGGGTAGACCTCATCCCTCCGGGCCTACCCCGTCCTCCCTCCGCCTCCCGTTATTTTTGGCTTCCTTCTGGTTTTATCCTCAAATTTTCATATCTTTGGGACAAAACTATAATCATGTTTAGAGACATATTTCATAAGCTTAAGATCTTCTTCTGCGACGACGACGTTGAGAAGATATATAAGGGACAGTACGGTTATCCGCAACAACGAGATACATAAGATGTATGATGAGATACTGGACGAGCTAGGTGATTTGGCCACTGTCGTGTCTAGAAACTACGTATATGGTAGGATAAAGGACAGGACGGGGTTAAGTATCCGTCATATCAGCAGGATAATAAACCATACTAAAGTGGAGGAGATATGATCAAGGACGTAATGGAAAGGAATGTGATAAATGAGATATCCACGTTGTTCGTAATGATATTCACGTCAGGGTTGATGTTTGTCATGCCGATATTAGATGTAGGGTATAATGATATCATTGTCATAATAGGATTCGGGATACTACTATCTTTTATGTTAACCATAATCCCGATCTTGCTTTCTTACGATATAAGGGATGAGATCATTGAGTTGATTGAGGATATGGACAGCCAGATCGTGGTAGACACTTCGGTATATAAAACGAACCTGCCCTAGGTAATTCCTAGGGCAGATATTAATATCAATTTGACTTCAAATACGATTCTATTCTATCAGCGGCCTCATTAGGCGTATGTCCATCCCATTCCCATGCCGTATCAAGTTCAGGGATATTAAACAACTCCCAATACTGGTTCTCATAATGATTGGATATCTGTCCAGTTGGCAGTTCTGCCATTACGATAAACCACCCTCCGCCGAAGCATTCCTCTCCATCATGATGCTTATGTGATTTACAGACCTTTATATCGCCTTTAGCCAGCTCATTGAAGAAATCGGCATTGTAAAGCATTCGATATTTATATAGTTCGTTAAATGTATGATACCCGTCGGATATATTACCCATCTCATCTTCATGTAAATATGTTTTCTCGAATATATCAGACCTACAAGGATAAAACTCTCCATTTACCCCTTTTATGATATAATCACCTACATTGGCTGTCATAACACCTTCAAGGGTTTTTATACTGCAATCAATACAAGGAGGTATACCTCTATCCGCATCACCTTCACGAATAACTTCTATTTTAACGCTATCACCAGCGAAATCCTTGATCTCATCATTATTAAAGCCTTTCCATTTTACGGCTTCTATCGCAATTGGTTTCTTTACATATCTATTCATAATTTTACGATTTAATATATTATTATCTTTTGATATACCTTTCTATAAGATCTATGGATAATTTAGCGCCCAGCTCTTCCTCCAACAGGTTAAGGTAGTTCCGGTGCAGGCATCCGCCCCGCTCCACCTCCCTAAAGCCGGCCCCGTCCCGGATCCTGACCAGCCCTTTCCTTGGATCCATGTCGATCAGATCCCGAAGCTCGTTCATATTCTTGAACCGGTTCTCTATTACCTTAAATACATCGATCTTAGGTTTCTTATCCTTGATCTTTATCTTAACCCTTCCGCTCATGATCACCTCCCCGTGCTTCCGAATCCACCATCGCCTCTATCGGTATATCCGAGGTCATCCAACGACTTCACCTGATCCCATACGATACGTTCCCTCCTACGGATAAGCAATTGAGCTACCTTGTCCCCAACCGAATAAGAAGGATCATCATAACAATCCACACGTCTACATACTACCATAATCTCGCCTCTATATCCTTCGTCAACGGTTCCCGGGGCGTTTTGGATAACAGACTTTGTTTTGGTGATGCTACTACGAGGGCGTATTTCCATCTCATAATCCTCCGGCAATGCTACATGTACACCGGTATGATATATGGTCCTGCCTCCGTCAAGTTCTACATCCTTGACGAACAGATCCATGCAAGCGTCCTCCTTATGGGCGTACTTAGGCAATATCGCTCCTTCTTCCAGCCATATCTTGACCTTACAAGTATCTATATCTTCAAGTAATGATTCTACCTCATTATAACTCATTGGTTGTTCTGACGCCAATGAAATGGCTCTTGCCAATACATTTTTAATCTTACTCATCGTATCTTGTTTTTAAATTCCTTTCCTTTCGGACATTGTAATTTACATTCCTCGCCACAAGCGGAACAGTTGGGTCTCATTCCGGGCACCCCTCTTCCCCCGTACGGCCAGTAGGCGTAATCGCAGACGCTCCAGAACGCCTCCATCGCCTTGATCTTGGCATCGACGGTTATCTTCTCCTTCACCTTTTTCATGCTCTTCCTGAACTCATCTTTCATATCCTTCCCTTCTATCTGTCTGGCTTTACGTCTCTCGTTCCACCAATTGTAGTAGAATTTGTCTGCCATCTTATAAGCTTCGGGGTCAAATTTATCACGATGCAGGATAGGTGCGTCCTTGATCTTTCTCAAATTCCTGCCACAAACATAAGCAAGCCCGGCGTACGGAGGTATGTCCTTAGGATCAACCAACCCATCCGGAACGCAGTAGTAGAAGTAGTTGGGGCGGCCGTACCTGACCCAGTCTCCGGTCTCGTACAGGGCTTGCTTCCGAGCCTCGAACCAGCCTTGCATTACTTGGTGCTTGCCCTCCTTCTCGAAATCCTTGTTATAGTCAGCCAACGAGATCTTCACCTCAACCTCATAAGCGTACATAGATCTGGTTATAGCCAGATAATCAGACTCCCAGTTATAGACATACAAGTTGTTTATAATCCATCTAGGAGATACCAAGAACTGTCTGTTAAGGATATCCAATATCCCTCTTTCAGTGTATTCCGTGCCTTTATTTGATTGCCGTGTTCCCATCTCCTGTCAGAGGATTATTCCTATATCCTACCGCCATTATAGCGTTACCTATCAACATCCTCAACTTCTCCATATCCTTATCATGGAACGAGAAAGTGGTTAGAATATGACCATTGGTCTTATCATAAGATTTTATCATCAACACAGCCACATACTCACCCATCATCTTACCATTCATGATATCAAGATCAATTATGCCGTGATCTATTAGATCAACCACATCCCATCCTAATGGCAGGTACTTTTTTATTTGATTAATGTCCATCCCAAATAGTTATTATAAAAAGGAGGATCGTGCTACCCTCCTATAGATTACACGCGAAAAATAGAACTGAAAGCGATCTTAAGCACGTAAGATTTTATTAATTCCCGTAGGCTGTCTACCGGTTATCGTTAATTACCGACCTACGGGAATATGTTTAAGAAAACACCATGTGGGGAGTGGGGGAATCGAACCCTTATCCACGCTACGATTAGGAATCGTAAATTCTATCCGTTAAATTAACTCCCCTTTAAGCGTCCTGATCCTCCCAGACAAGGACACTACATAAATCTAAACTCTAAACCTAATGACAAACATTATTAATCCAACTGTGGACCCGGCCGGACTTGAACCGACAACCTGCTGGTTATGAGCCAGATGATCCAACCAATTGATCTACGGGTCCTAAATGCACCATGTCTATATTTTCATTTAAATTAGTCAATTTGTTTCTTTTTGTATCATAAAACGTTTACATCTTAATAATTTCAACTTTTTGTACGTAATATCCCGTTGATTACCACCGTCAATATCACGGATATTGAAACTACCCGATTTGCGTCTTCCAAATATGAAGTAACAATTGCCTTCAAACATAACCCTATCAAACAAACGAAAACCAAAAACCTCAAAAGAAGATTGATTCGGCTTTTTAACCCCTCCTTTTAAAACCTTTTGTTTGTGGATTTGACGATTATGTCTTCTAATCAACCTTACCTTGTAATGATATTCTAACATTAAAGCATTGAAATTCTTAGAAATAACGAAAGCATCAGAGATATGGGATTTTTCAATTCCATATTTAATCCGATTGTATTTCGTGATATAACCGAACGTTATCGAAACGTTGTCGTATCTGGATCTCAGCTCCTCGTACAACTTCCATTTCATGATACCCATGACGGCTGCGGCGCGGAGCGACCTGCCCCCCTTTTCCCCCGCGGGGGCGCCCCAGCCACTTCACTGATTA